AATACGAAGACCAAAGCAAGTGTTATCGTACAGATGAAGAATCTTACATTGACAAGGTTTTCATTGACCGTAACGGAGATGGATACAACTTTTGTAAGGTTAAAATTCGTACGTTACGAAAACCCAACATTGGTGACAAATTCTCCAGTCGACACGGACAAAAGGGTACGATTGGAAACATTATTGACGAACAAGACATGCCGTTTACAAAGGATGGACTTCGTCCGGATTTGATTATCAACCCTCATGCGATTCCTTCACGCATGACCATTGCTCAAATCAAGGAAACTGTATTGGGTAAGTTACTGATAGAGCTTGGGCTCTTTGGAGACGGTACCAGTTTTGGAGAAATCAACATGAACACCATCTTTAAAGAATTGCAAAAATATAATTATGAATCCAAGGGGAATGAAGTGTTGTATGATGGAAAGACGGGACAACAGATTGAGTCGTCCATCTTCATCGGACCGGTCTATTATCAGCGTCTGAAACACATGGTCAATGACAAACAGCACAGCCGTTGCATTGGTCCTATGGTGAATCTCACTCGTCAACCTGCAGAAGGTCGTAGCCGTGACGGAGGGTTGCGTTTCGGAGAAATGGAACGTGATTGTATGATTTCACACGGAGCGTCCCGATTTACGAAAGAAAGAATGTATGATGTATCGGACAAGTATTCCTTTCATGTATGCAAACGATGCGGTATGATAGCCATTTACAATGAAAAGAAGCACATTCATCTTTGCAAGATATGTGAAAACAAAACGGAATTCTCTTATGTGGAAGTACCCTTTAGCTGCAAACTACTGTTTCAAGAATTAATCTCTATGAATATCGTTCCGAGGATTATGACCTAAGGATAAGGATAAGGACATAATTATACATAATTATTTTATAGAGATAGTATACATGTCTGGTTTTGAACAAACAAAAACGAGCATTCTAGGAGGAGGCGTACCCGGTGGAAGAAATGGTGCAGGATTCGCCAATACATCTTTTTGTTCCGAAGATGCCTTGAAACGAAAAATACTTAGAAAAGCATTCAAAACAAATCACGTGACTCTTCCCACAGGACAAATACGGTCTATGGTGGGTCCTTTTCGTACTGCATTTAACCAAGGTGATGTCTTAAATCGTAAACACCAGACTTGTGGAGGTTCAAATCAAGTCAACGATGTCAATTCGTCCAAGTTGAGATTGCGAATGGGTGGAAGTGTTCTCAACAACAATTGTGATACGGTCACTGCTGGTGTTACACCCTTGCAAGTTCCATTGTATAGTGGAAATCACAAATATGTCTCGGATAGTTCTTTGTTTACTAAGTTCAAAGGGTTAAGTATGATAAACAAAACCTACAATGACGAATCGTTCGGAGGAGATCAACACAATGGGTCTGTCACTTTTTTACGGAAGGTGAGAATAAATTAATATAGAGATAGTGTAATGAAAAAAACGCGTAAATACCGAAGGAAACGAAAATCCCAAACACGACAAACCCGACAAACACGAGGTGGTATGATGGGCATGGCAAAAACAGCATTGCAGTCAGGTTCCCAAACGAAGCTTCTTCCTGGTCTTGATATCATTAGCTCATTGAAGACGATGGTTACCTATGGAGTATCGGCTGTCTTAGTCGGTCCCTTGTATCTTCTGGCGGAAGCCTTGAATATACCCATGGGCAATTTAAATAATTTATCTAGAAAAGCATTTGATGATGTCAAACATCCCTTTTTACATGTACCTATTCATAAAATGATTTCAGGATGTCCTATTAAAACCATGGAACCTGACAAATTTGTTTTACAGGATGATATGTATATTCATAATAATGTAGCCGTGGTATCCTGTGATAAAAAAGGAGACAATACTTCCGAGGTTCAACCCTATGGTACAAGGTATTCGGATTCATTTCTTGATTTTTTTGGATTGATGGAACATAAAAATAAATTGAAGCATCATGTCTACAGTCTATTTCAATATATTGAAAATATACGTGAAACCGACGAAGGACGAAAGGTACATATTCAGAAGCTTATTTCCAATATCTCTGATTATAAAACGTTGCTCAAATGTTATATTATTTACAAATCAATCCTTACCAAATGCGGTTCCATCAAACAAAATAAAAAAACCGTATTGAAGGATGAAGATGTTGTCAAAATCGTAAATCCTTATTATATACCAGGCGACGTATCGTATACAAAAAAGATTGAATGTGTATACAAACATCTGACTAAAAAAAAGTTTGATGCAAAGGAAATAGAAGAATGTAAACCTAGTTGTGAAACATGCACCTTTAGGAATAGTGTGGGTCGTTTATTGGGTAGATATGCAGCGATTCTTTCAGTAGGAGGTTGTCGTGTCACCATGGCAAGAAAAATGATAAATACCTATTATAGTTTCCTTATCGTAAAAAGTACAACAGATGTATTACCTGTGGACGAAAAGGGGGTTGTCAAATACTTGGACAGTTTATCTGTAAAGTCTAAATTAAATGGACAAACGACCGATGAGACAATGGTTCTTGAGAAATTCAATACATTTATGTGTAAATATGACATTCTGCCTACACTTCAAAAACAACTTGAAAAAATAATCAAAGAACGATTGGAAGCTGGATATCCGATGAAAACACTCATGTACTCTGTAGAAAACGCGTAATTATTTTAATCTATGAGAAGCTAAAAATAGAATCATGATATAAAAAAATACCCAACACATGAGATATAATTTGTCCTGAAGATTCAACATTAGAATAGATAGATATTAAATTATCAACAAGAATTACTTGCGGCTTTTAAGATGTTTTGATTACTTGTGTAATAAGTATTGTTCTTATTCGTATAGAGATTATAACTTTGGTCGTAAAAAGGTTTTTTTATATTCACATTGAATGAACAATCCGTTCCTAAATCCGGATAAGAATTGTCAAATACCGTCTCTATGTAGGGAGGGGTTGTAGGTATCACTACTTGGAAGGAGATATCCAGGCCTTCTCTAAACGGTTCACTAAACGGTTCATTAAAAAGTTCTAAAAATAACTGAATAAATATAATCAGTAGAAGAATTTTAAGTATCATATATATATATAATGAGATTTACATGGAAAGGAACGCCTACCTTAAGCGTATATCCATCCAATACGCGTCCAGAAGTAAATGTAGATGGACCTTATCCTTCTAGAGGAATCAATGCTCCTGAAACGGTGACAAAAAGAGTGCTTGTCACAATTCCAAGAGTAGATACATCCACCAATTTGAACATAACCGGGTCTGCTTATTATGACCCCGTAAAGAAAAACATCTTATTTGCACAAAGAACGTGTACCTCTATAGGGACAAGTCTACCCACGGTGTGTCTAAAAAAACTTCCTAGACCACTGAAGGTATGGCGTAAGCGTTTGAATGCACCGAATGGAGTGAGTCGGACAAAGGTGACCCTCAATCAAATCAACGGCACGAGTTCTAGCGTGACCGCTAATCCGATACAATGTGTACAAGAAGAAATCTCCCAAATCAAAGAAGATTGTCATTCCAAACGAGCCAATGGAGAATGTACTGCAATAAGAAGGTCCTCTGGACCTGTCAGTCGTGAATACTGTACAACGACACGAGAATATTTACAAAAAAGATGTAAAACGTATGACCAAAATGAACTCAAAGGTAGAAAGTTAGCAGAGTATACTTACACAAGCGGTTCAGGTTCAGAGAATCCAGGTGTCACAGGCATCTGCAATCAAATTATTATCAAGCCTTCCAATACCGCCTTTCATGTACAAGGAGGCGTATCCTCTTCTTCTAGAACAAACCGTCTAAAATACCAAACGGTCATGTCTAACGTTCATTTGAAAAACTATGCGACTGCACGAGCTACGATAGACACAGGATACGTGAATATCAAAGGACAAACCAAACCAGCGGCACAGTGTGTTACGGTGAGACAAGACAGAGCTCATCTTTCCCAATGTAAACAAGTTCAATAAATCCCGTAATATTTTTCGTTGATTTCCATATGATTCTTTTTACACCATTTCACACATTTATTGATATGCGACTTTCTGAGTTGGTCTGTTTTTTCAACCTTTTTTTCGTCGTTGATATACGTAAGTACGGAAAGAATCGTTGAGATTTGACTTTGACCAAAGATAGAATTGACCTCTCTGACTTTGTTCAAAAAGGTATTGGGTAGTTCTATGTTTAAGATAGATGTGTATGGTTGTGACTGTACTTGAGAATAGATTTCACAAATACGGTCTTTGATACCTTCAAGGTTATGAACCATCTTGAATTTTGTACAAATAACATATTTTTCTGAGTTTGCAGGCCGACTTGTAAGTGGCTTGGATATATTGACTTCTTCGTATAGATACGTCAAAAGATACAACAATTCTATGGTAGAAGAACTAAACGTATCAAATACCTTTAAGACAAAATGTCCACCTTTTTTCTGCATCATAATTGCAAAGCATATTTCAGAAAAAATAAGATGTAAGGAACTCTCTTCTTGATTGTTAAAATCTATGCTATAATCAAAACCTCCATCCGCCGTGATAAAGTCTATGGAATGTTCGTAATGTTTACGAACGTAAAGTAAATTTTCTACATGGTATAAATTCCCAGTTCCATCCCCAGACTCTATGATGATATTGGGACATCCCTTCATAATACTTCTTTCGCATTTATTCCAAAGCGGCACATCTTTGTGCTTGTCTAATAAGGTCATCCCGTAATACGTATCCTGATTGTTCTTACGTGCATATTGGATAGCCTCTATGAACCCTCCAGGACCTTCTGCTAAATGAAAGCTTTTCATTACCTTGGGAAATACAAAAGGAAAGGAATGAATCATTTCTAACAGTTTAAAAAAGGCACGGGATATTGGTTTGTAAATACAAACACATGGCGTAAAAGAGTCAAATTGTGTATTTATATATTCATAAGGGTTCAACTTTCTTTTGTTCTTCTCCCACTCTACGAGACAGTCGTCTATCTCTCTTTTGATAGTATGTATATAAGTACGTAAGGTGATATTCGTATAACTGATGTTTCTTTGATGGACTTGAATATCGGAGGGTAGGACAATAGGTATCAATTCATGGATATTGTAGACATTCATCTCTAGACTATCAGTGAAGAAATCTCTATTTCGTTAATTTAATTGGTTTATTTAATTTGACAGCCTTACCTATTTTTCCGTAATAGTCTTCTTCTTTCTTGGAGAATCCATTGTAGACCAAGGTAGAATCCACCTTTCTTATTTTCTTAAATACAAAGTATCTGTTCATAAAAGATATCACCTTTTCTTTCTCACACATAAGAAAGGTACCTCCTCTTTTCACCATGGCGTCGTACAAGATACTGAAGTTACCACACCCGGGAAAATCAGTACCCGGCATACGTTGTTCTATTTCAAATCCATACTGTTTCATGGTTTCTATAAAATAAGGAAAATGTACAAGATATTCGTCAAAATCTTTATTGATACTTTCTTGGAAAACGCCCACCGTCATCCCGAGGGAAGATTCATCCGACGGAAATACAGTTTGTGAATATTTTTTAGTAAGCGCCCATATTTTTTTCAAGTCTGTGTTGCTTTTACAATCTTCCGATTTGTAAAATTCTATTTTTTCGCCTTCCGCCAAATCTTTCAATTCTTGGAAAATTTTTTGTCCATCGTAACAAGTACCAATGAAATAACCTCCAACCTTAATGGTATCGGAACAATTCTTCATAAAGGTATGAAAGGTTTCTTTTGTCTTGAACATATAGTGTACTGCAAATTGAATAGACCCTACATCAAATAAGTTCTTCGCCACACCATAATTATGTTCAATATAGGTTCCCATTCTTCTTGATTTTTCAGTGAGTCCCATCACCTGTTGAAGAACAAATTTACTCTTTTGTTCTTCTTCCTTGTCTTCTTGTACTGCAAAATCTTCTCCTATAATTCGTTTGCTTGTGTCACCTTGAATAAAGAGAGCATCAAATAAGTTACGTTTGCGACTCTTTAGTTCCAGATACCGACTACAGGCTCCGTCTTTGGTGTTGTGAATGTTATCTTTGGAAATATCAATGCCCAAAACAAATGCCGGATTGTTATTCATCCACTTTGACAAATCACCGCCTTTTCCGACAGCGTAATCAATCAAAATGCAACCACGCCGCATAACCGAGTCACACAACGTACTTTTGACAAATAAATTATGAAAATTTCTAAGTTGGCGGGTAAATGATTTTGCACCCGACCGATTGTAGTATATTTTTTGGTCCAAGTCGTTAAAACTAGGCAACATGTCGCGATTAGAGAGCATCTCTTTGGTAATCGGATGATACAAACTATACCAGTTACTATTGGCTACCTGATATGAGTTTCCAAAGTTTTTTTGTGTTTTTCTGTAGTCGGCAGTTTTATCGTAACGAACACGGAGAGGTACCCATCTAAACCGTTTGTCCTCTGTAAATACATATTTAAATTCTACAATACTGTCATTTTCTAAGACTTCTTTGTTTTCGGTAAAAGGAAGCAAGGTTCCTTGGTTGTCATAAAGAGGTAAATAGGCTTGATAG